TTGGATCTTTGAAAGCAGATCGAAGATCATTTGCTGTAACTTCTTTAATATTAGCACGTAGCCCTGAAGAAGATGGCAAGTATTGATCTAAAAAGCCATTTATCTTTGTAACATATTCGCTTGTTTCATCTGAAGGAATACTAAGACGCTTACGAAGGTCACGGCCTTTTTCAGAACTGCGTAGCCATTTAGTAATATCTTCTAGGCTTTCACCTGCAGTAAGTTTAGTAACGACTGCTGAGTTACCGAATTGCTGGCGTAGTGTTTGCGCCCACTGTTCAAAGTATCCAGGATCTGTTGGCTTGACTACACCAATACCTTTAGAAGATAACTTTTTTGCAAGGGCATCGCTATTGCCTTCAACAATGCGCTGAAATGAATTTTCAGATGAAGCAATCTTACGGAACATATCACCTAGTGGACCACCAAAAGCATCGTATAATTCATACTTCTGACCATCACTAGTTGTAACCTCATAAGATCCACCACCGATACGATCTTTTGGCTTTACTGTACCAACTCGATTGATGACTTGTGTATAATGATCGTAAACTGCTTGCTTTTCTTCTTCTAACATCTTATAGGTATTAAGTTTGGTAATAGAATCTGTATCATCTGGCTTGATAGATAACGTTGTTTCAGCTTCAGCAATTTGTTTCTTTAGTACGTTAAGTTCATTGATTACTTTATTAGCACCCTGTTGAACTGATCGGATATTCATACCATCGTGTATTGGCAAGTAACGATCAGCAAGACGTGAAGGAACGCGCAAGGTATTATTAATCATATTCTTAGTACCAGGACCAAGGTGACGAAGGCTAGCCATAGCGCCAACAGCGGTAGCAATACGAAGCTGAGAATCAATGCCGTTACGAATAGTGTAACCAAGGCGAAGCAACGCTCCAGCCTTAAACGCGTCCTGTAGCACATCTGCGTAGTGCATAACAGTTCCAGTTGTAGAACCAACTACTTGATTAAGAGTAGAAGCATTACGCTTGAGCAACTTGTTCATTAGATTAAAGTCCATCATTGGAAGATAATCTGCTGATTGTGATTCAAGTTGTGGAACTTTTAGAATTGACGCATCGGTGTCAACCATAAATCCTTTGTCTTGAATTGATTTTAATGCTGAAAGACGAGCACCCTTGTAACCATTATAGATTTTATTTGCGTATTCTTCATCAACGCCATATTTTTTAGTAAGGGAGCGAAATATGGTTCCTTCAAGAACTGTAGTTGCAACTGCTCGTTCTTCAGGAGTTGCAGCCTTGATATAACTATCAACCATTGCTTTGCTTTGGTTAGGTGCTAAATCCAATAACTTAGATGCTTGATTAACGGAAGCAAGTATTTCACGATATGAATCTGGATCGTTAAAATCTACCAAACCAGCAGGACGTTCACCTTCAGACCAAGAAATCTTTTGATAAAGGCGATGAAAAGGAGTTGGTTGAAATACTTCAACATTTGGGTTTCCAACATTTTTATCGTAGAATCTAGTAGCACGTGCTTCTGCTACAAAGTTTTCTGCGCCTTGGGCCAATTTTCCGGTTGTGCGTGTAAGTGCACCGCCGCCTTCTCCAAGACCCATTAAGTTTGAAAAGTATTTATCAGATGCTGCAAGTGATGCATAATTGGCACGGGCTGCTTCAATAACAGCAGGATCTGCATTAAGGAATGGGATCATACCTGTTCCATCTGGTGCAGAAAACAACTTATGCTCATCTACTGTAGATAGATCTCCACGTGCTGATTCAAGTGCATCTTTAATATAAGCACGTTGTAAACCAAGTTCATCCATAGCTGCTGGATCGCCAAGGGCTGATCGCAGGATAAGGGCTGTTTCATCTTTATCTACTGAATCACCAAGAAGGTGAGCAAGAAGACCAGGTTGTGTAGAAGACTTAACCATTGGATGGCTTAACGCATAGGCTGAACCATTATTGGTAAAATCATCTATTACTTTAGTAAAGCGGTTGTTAACACCATACTGCGCTTTAGTAATATCTTCAGCGGCTTTAGCAACAACATCAGCATTTTTAAGTAAGCCAACACCGAGTTCACCAGCCTTGAGTACTTTGGCTACTTTACCGCCTGCAAGAGTTACGTCACCAAAGAATTGTGCTACAAGATCTACGCCACCAGATAAACCTTTACCCCAAGCGCTTTTCTTAAATGCTTGTTCACGTTGGTTTGGATCATAAATATTAAACTTAGGATCATAGTAAGAACGGTATTGGCTAACTACAGCCTGACCAAATGAGATATCTTCTTTGCCTTTCCAGGCATTACTAAGCGTCTTACGCCAAGATTCAGGATCAAAGAAATCTACTCGTTGACCGTTTAGATCACCTTGCACAAGTGCGAGTGCAGTTAATGGCTCACGGATATAATTTTGGTTAACGTAGTTAATACGTTCAAGTGCTGGCTGTACGCCTGGCACCTTCATAATTGCTCCACCTGCTGATGCAAGTGGTTTAATTATATTGCCACCTTCGGCTGCAGCTGCAGACTTAAAGGTTTGAACAAATCCATTGTATTCTGCTGCATCATTCCAAGGAGCAGTACCAATATCCCAAGCAAATTTAGCGGCTGAAGCAGGAGAGTTTAATACCTCTCCACCAAACTTAAACGCATTTTTTGCAGCAGTAGAAGCTACATCACCAATTCTGTTCCATATGCTCACTGCATATCCCATAACTGTTTAATCGCTGCGCGAGTCTCTGGTGAAGTATTAGGTTGATCTGAGATAAAAGCCAATACTGGTTTAGCTGCTGCAATAGATGCAAGAAAATTTGTTTGATCTGGTTGACGCATCATAAGCGCTTCGGATCCCGCTCCAGCGCCTATATCAATTCCAGTAGTTACTGGTTCTTGGGGGCGTTGTGTTGGTGCATAAAGTTCTGTTATTGGTTTTGGTTTTACATTTGGTGTTTTAGCAAGGGCTGCACCAGATTGTATAGCGGCTGTATCTACGCCTTCACCATAAGCAATAGATCCCATTTGTAAATTATCGGTACGTGTGGAGTATTTTCCTGGACCAGCAGGGCCAGCAAGTGGATTCATTGGTGCTGTTGTCACTTGTCTTCCCCTAACGTCTCTAAGTCTTGTGCCATTTCTTCCCAAGCCTGAGAAGTTTCGGTCTTACGGTTTGCGTGATAAATAGATAATTCAAATAGTTCTGCACTAAGTGTTTCAAGTGTTTTCATTAAGTTATGAAAGAAACCTGCAAGGATTACTAAGAAATCAGAACGGTGTACTGGGCGTGGAATTTTATTGTTATTCATAACCCAGTACACCTTCCCAAATAATAATTAACCCTTTTTTACTGTCTTGCCTTTGCGAGCCTTAGTCATCATTCCAAACATTACTTTGCCACCTGCTGGCTTTGATGTATCCATCTTGCCTTGCTTTGGTGCTGCCATTGATGCCTTTGCGCGTGATCCTTTATCCATATTTACACCTCCCCTGCTTATGCTGCGCCGGTGATGCCGGCTAGTAGTTGAGCTATATCTGGACGTTGACCAGCAGCAGGGGCCGAACCAGCTTGTGTTTGCGGAGGTTGCTGCGAGGCAGATGCTGGGGCCGCGCCTGCTGCTGGAATCTGTTGCCCCATATCTGGTGCCATAGGTGGCATCGCTTGAGTTGGAGCTGGTGTTGGTTCTGGTGTAAATGCTTTTTCGATAACGTTCTCTAACGCTTGCCCCTTTTGGCGGCCTTGGATAACAGATGCGATACGCCCGATAATCTGTGAAGGGTCTTGGCCTTGCGCTGCGAGAGCAGGTATTGCCTGTGCATATTGAGCAACAGCAACACGCAAAGAATCGCGCATCTCTTCAATGTCAACACGTTGTTCCTCCTGTGTAACGTTAAGATCCATTGGGATCTCACGACGTACATAGTCACGCGATACGAGTTTATCCGAACGCATTTGAAGCAAAGCAATGATGGCACGGTTAGGGTCCATACCAGACATAATTCCATAGCGTACATCTACGCCGTATTCACCCTTGATATCGCGGGATGGGATGTACTTGAGTACATAAGGTGTTCCATCATCGCTTCCCTTAATAGTCTTAGGGATTCCGCCAAAGATCTTCTCATCTGCTTCAAAGCAGATTGCAGAAAGTTCTTGGAACATACGAGCAAACTGTGCTTGTGCTGCCTTGATTTGTGTATCAAATCCAGCTTGTAGCGCTTGTACGCCACGACCTGTAACAACGGATGCGTCAATGTTACCCGAACGAGATTCTGGATAACGAGCACCCATACGAAGTTCACGCTCTAGAACGCCGGACTCTGTAAAGACTCCAGGTGGTAGCTCTAGCGGTACACGGCGGATACCTTGTGGATTAGCAGAACGCATAATCGCATCTGGTCCAAGAGCCAATTCTTGTACATCTTGTGGAATAGCAATAGGTGCTTGGATAGATTTCTCAGCGGCTTGGATTTGCAAGATAGCAAAGCGAGCACGGGCAAGTTGCACAGATAGCACATCATCAAACTGACCGCGTGCTTCTCCGTCAAGAGATGAACGCATAATAACAGATGCCATTGCTTTACCTAATACGTTAGGTGTCTGAGATAGAACTAGGTTCTTGCGCTCTGGAAGGTAGAGCAGGTCCTGATCTTTATCGTGGTACTTAACCATAGAGATATACGGTGAAGATAATTGATATTGATTACGACCTAGGATCTGATCGTAGAACTCTGGATACTGTGATGCTAGTGACTCTGCATCTGTAACGATAACCTGCGTAATAGATAGAACTCGACCGTAACGGTCTAACTCCGGGTATGTACCAAATGGGTTAAGCATACGGATACGAGGATTGTTATCATCGTAGTCCATCTCAACCATACCTACACCTAGACCGTAGGTGTTATACCAGTCGGCTGCGGTATACATCTGTAGTTGCAAATCAGAGTTTGATATATAAAAGTTGGCAATGCGAGTACGAGTATCTGCTGCCTTGCGTGCTGTATCTGAAACCATATTAGTTGCTGAGCAGTTAAAAGATGGCAGTGGTGCCATTGCTTCTGCTAGGTCACGTGCTGCTACGTCAATGAAGTTGGCGACTAGAGGCTTTGGATAGTCCTCTGAGAACATAGATGGAAATACCTTTGAGATATCTCCCTGACGTACCGAAAGCACATCGCGCATACGTTGGTCACGCGCTGATGAGCGTGTACGTAGCCGCGATAGTTTCGCGTCAATTTCTTTGACTGATAACAATGTTATCTCCTAAATGATTCTCATTTTATTTTGCTCAGCGAAAGCCTCTTCAATATTGATAACTGTTCGCTTGCCTAGCTCGTGCCGAGATAGGAATGGGTTTTTCATATGATGGGTGGCATACTGTCCATAGTTGAGCATCTCGCGTGCGCGGATTTCACAGAACCAAAGAGCCATAACCATATCGGTCTTACCCTTAGTCGTTGGAGTCCAGGTAATTAACTGCTCAATTAAAGCCTTGACATTCTCAGTCTGATCGCTTGGCAGATGTATTAAATTATCTCGATGGTGTTTGCCATCAAACTGTTTAGTACCGAAAAGGGTAGCCATAGATGCTACACCGAAGCCGGCATCCCATTTATTAGAACCAGTATGGTGTTCCTTGAAGGCAACTCCGCGTGATGCTAAGTGCATACGGATACCTTCATCTTGTGTTAAGAAGGACTGGAAGGCGTTTTTTTCGATGATCCACTCGGAAGGTGAGTAGAGTGCTGTCCAATCAAAAATAAGATTACGGATATCGGCTGGAGACGGACGGCTAATTTTAATAGCATCTACTATGTACCTCTTGCTCGTGGATCGGTCAATGGCATAGCAGATAGCTGCGGTATCACCAATCATCGCAGGATCTAGTCCACAGATATAAGTAAAACCATTTAAGTCTCGCGGATGTCCGGGCCAGCCTGCAACTAGGTTGCCTGCCTTACGCATACCGTCAATAGAACCCTTAACACAGATTGGGTCAAAGGCCGCGTTCTCTGATATATCTTGTTGTTGATATACCAGCGCCCACGTACTCGCATCCATAGCCTGACGCTCGTTGTAAAGGTTACGACCAGACCAACGAGGATATAAACCATCCTCGTTCTTATCTGCCTCTTCCTGCCCGTCAAAGGGGGCATCCGAGGCAGGCCAAAGAGTCTCCCACTTATCGGGATCCTCATCGGCTGTAAGAAGGGCCGGCATTGCTAAATACTTCCAAGGAACTAAACCGCCAGGGTAGCGATCCTCACTACGGAGTTCGCGGTATAGATCAACGGATGCTACGCGGGTTCCGATAACAATTAATTTACCTGTAGGGTTAAGACGGGATCTAACATCCTGTGTCAGCCAGCGGATTTGCTTCTCAAACTCATTAGCGTTCTTTAAGGTGACAGCGTCATCTACAATAATCATATCGGCACGCTTGCCGTAGATCTGACCGCCGATACCAACGGCCTCGATGTTTGGATCCTTTTCAGATGACTCACGAAGTTCATCACCAAAGGTAACACGGGTTGCCTGCCACGAGGCAGACTTGGAGTTAAACCCTACGCCAGCAGCATAAGCGCTCTGCAGATCTGCATACATAGGATGGGTCAGACGTTGCTTGATGGCGTAGAGAAAGTCAGCAGCTAGTTGCTGCGTCTGGGAAACAATCAGAACTCGGAAGTTCGGATTGCGGGCTACCTGCCAGGTTACGTAATCTACGGTGACCGTAATTGACTTGGCGTGGTTTGGCGGAATATTTATCAATATGCGGTTAGATGCTAGGCCCGGTTCAAATTTCATACTGGGGTGCAGCCACGAAGGTTCACGACCTTCGATTACATCTATCAGGTTTATCTGATGTGGAAAAGTTTTAGAGTGTAGGAACTTCTCGCGGAACTTCACGAAGTCAATATCGTGTACGTCGCCACCTTGGAACTGCTTGTCCTTTA